GCTTTAGTGGCCCTAACCCGATAACATACGAACAAATAAAAGCATGGAAAGAACTAACTGACACGCCTATGACAGCTTGGGAAGTAGAAGCGGTTAAGAGGCTTGACGGAGTTTATATGAGGGTAAACAATGGCTGATATTATCGACCTTAAATTCGTAACCGATACAACAGGTTTAGACAAGGCCGTTACAAAGTCAAAGGCTTTAGAAAAGCGTATAGTTAAGCTGGCTAAAGAAGTTGCTACTGGTAGAATAACTTCTGATCAGTACACTAAGGCTGTTAAGAAATCAGCTACAGAACTACAGAAATTATCTGGCTTAGGTATAAGGGCTAGGAAGTCTGTCTTTGATTATTCTGCGTCAGTGTATCAAGCCGCTACCGCTTCTAATAAGGCTGCTGCTAGTACAGACAACTACTCTAGTTCTTTAAATCAATTAAGTACCTCGTCTATTGGTGCCACCTCAAGTCTTGGTATGTTGTCAAGACAGGCTCACCAAACGAAGAACAAGATGAACGCTAATGGTATGGCTATGCAACAGCTAGGCTACCAAACTGGTGACTTCATCGTACAGGTACAGTCAGGAACTAATGCTTGGGTAGCCGCTGGGCAACAGTTAACTCAGCTTACTGGTGTACTTGGCATGATGAACCCTGCTTGGATTGGAATAGGTGCTGCACTTGGTATTGTTGTTCCCCTTGTTACCGCTGTAGGTGCTGCGTTCTCTAGGTCTAAGAGTAGTGCTGATGATCTCACTACTACATTAGAGGGCTTAGAAGAGGCTTACTCCAATGTTGCCTCTATTAACGATACCTTAGAGGTTCAACTTGTAGGTACATGGGCTGCTGCTGCGGAGGGGGCAGACAACTACCTCAAAAAACTGAGAGATGTAACACAAGAATCTGCGAGGGCTGCTGGTGAGGCTTACTTGACTAGGGATGCTGGTGTATTAGACCAGTTTAAAGCTGACCTATTTAGCGATGAAGATAGTTCTGGTATTGTTGCTAAGATTAATGAGACTATAAAACAGCTTGAGGTGGGCATAAAAGCTATGGACACCAATATGTTTAAAAGTCCGGAAGCTGAAAGCAACCTTGAGTATATGAAGGGACAGATTAATAAATTTCAAGCTGCAAAGCAAGAGTTTTTACACCTTTTTGAGAAAGGTACAACTACAGAAGAGTCCGTAATACGAATTTTGGCCCTGCGTGAACAGTACGAAAGGCATGGGTCCCAGGCTATGATTACTCGTATAGATCGTATTATTGAGGAACTTAGTTTACAAGATGAAATTTCTGCCTACAGAAAGAAGCTAGCTCAGGACCAAGAGGATACACAAAAGAGAGAACAGGATGCTTTAGTACGCAACGCAAGAATCATGGAGGCTTGGGGTAAGCAGATAGCTAGGGGCCAAGGGGAAAGAGATTCTAAAAGGGCAAAGGCTCTTAAAGAACAAATTGCTGCCGAAACTAACCTGTTTGAAACTAACTCTAAGTATGAAAAAGAACAAGACGATATAAGAAATAAAAAGAAGGCCACGCTATCTGAAATACAAAAAAAGCTAGATCAACAATTATGGTTAGCTAACTCTATAAATGCTTCTAATGCTGATGCAGAGGTTATAGCGCTAACTAAAGCTGCTATAGCTAGGCAAAATTTTGAATTGTCTCTTAAAGAAAAAGATTTAAACGAAGTCCAAATACAAGATTTCATGGAGCAATATGATGAACTACAAGGCATCTTGGAAACTAATAAAGAGATAACAGAAGAGAAAAAGCGCCAATTAGAAGTTAGTGAAAAAATATCAGCTAGTCTTGTTAGCATGTCAGACGCAGAATATCAGATGTTCTTAACATATCAAGCCTATGGACAAAGCAGAGTTGCAGGTACTAAAGCCAAGCCTCCTAAAGCCCCAAAAGGACCAAAAGGCAAAGAACCAACAACTATGGAAGGCCCAATCAAGGCTCTGGAAAGACAGATAGAGTTAAGTAAGGCTTTGTTTGGATTAGAGGGTGATGAACGTAGGCGTAAAGAAGTCTTTATGCAACTTGAGTTCCAGAATAGAGACCTCTTGAAGCAATATCAGGAAGACCCAGCAACACTTCAAGCTATAGCAGATAGAGTGGCTGCACAAGAAAAAGTGGTTAGAGTACTTGAAGAACAAAGGCAATTACAAGAGAGTGTAGCAGACGCTATAGCTAATAATATGGGCGATGCCTTAATGTCTATGGTAGATGGTACAATGTCCGTTAAAGATGCCTTTAAATCTATGGCAATGGAGATCATAAAGGAGTTATACAGGATACTTGTCGTACAACAACTTGTCAATGCAGCTAAAGCAAGTATGGGTGGTTTCTTTGAAGATGGCGGTGTTTTTCAAGGGGGTTCCCAAGTACAAGCATATGCTGATGGTGGTGTCGTAGGCTCTCCAACTACCTTCCCTATGGCTGGTGGTCGTACAGGTCTCATGGGTGAAGCTGGCCCAGAAGCTATTATGCCTCTGAAAAGGGGTAAAGATGGTAAGCTAGGTGTACAGGCAGAGGGTGGTGCTGGTGACGTTATTATCCATCAGAACTTTAACTTTACTGCTAACGGTGACGAGAGTGTTAAGAAGATCATAGCACAACAAGCACCAGCGATCGCTAACATGACTAAGAGGCAAATACTAGATGATCGTCGTAGGGGTGGTCAGATGAAACAGACATTTGGGTAAGGAAACCTCATGGCACTAAAGACTGCACCAACTGATATAGGCTTTGCACAAATAACTCTTAGTGCTATGAACGCTGTTGCCACCTCTGAGTCTCCCTTTACTTATAAACAACAGATAGTACAACACACAGGTCAAGCATGGAAAGCCTCAGTTACCATACCACCTGTACGTAGGGACTTAGGTGAGCCTTGGGTAGCCTTCTTGTTGTCGTTACAGGGACCAGTTAATACATTCCTCTTAGGTGACCCTAACTGTACAGAACCCAGAGGTACAGCTACAGACAGTTCACTTACAGCTACAGGTACTGCTGGTGCCTCATCTGTAACTATTACTATCTCTGACGGGACAACCCTTAAAGCTGGTGACTACATACAACTAGGAACATCTAGTACATCTAAACTGCATAAGGTCTTAGCAGACGTATCAGCTACAGGCTCAGTGGACATATGGCCTAATCTTAAAGCTACCTACTCTGCTGCTGCTGTAGTTGTAGACAACGCTAAGGGTGTGTTCAGACTAAAAAATAATGTACAAGATTGGCAAATAGGTAACAGTAACTCTTATGGTATCTCCTTTGAGGCTGTAGAGGTAATTGTATAATGAGTAGAACTATCCCCTCGGTAGTACTTAATGCCCTAGACGATGATGTCATTAACCCCTTCTTTGCTGTAGAACTATTGTTTGATAGCCCTAACGAACTTAGGTTCTGGACAGGCGCAGGAGACCTTTCCTACGGTGGTAATACTTGGGTTGGAACAGGAAACCTTCTAGCTATCTCCGCTATAGAAGAGGGATCAGATTTAGCTGTTAAGGGTGCTACACTAACTTTTAGTGGTATAACAACAGAGATACTTTCTCTAGCCCTTGCAGAGCCTTATCAGGGGCGTGTGTGTAATATCTACCTTGGTATAACCTCTGATGAAACTGCGCTAACACAGTTATTTTCTGGTTACATGGATCAGATGAATATATCTGAAAGTGCAGATGAAGCCGCTATTGAGTTAACTGTAGAGAATAGGCTAATAGACTTAGAGAGACCACGTATTGCTAGGTACACTTCTGCTTATCAAAAGTCCGTATATGTGGGTGATCTTGGCTTAGACTTTGTAGAAGACTTACAGGATAAAGAAATAGTCTGGGGCAGGTCTGTTGGTTAGTTTTCAGCAAGAGTTTCTGTGCCAAGTTAAGGATGAGTGTATCCCCTTGATAGAAAGACACTGGGAAGAGATAGCTATTAACAAAGATCGCATTAAGCTAAACCCAGATTGGGACGCTTATGACTTGCTAGAAGACTCAGGCAGGCTTACTATATTTACCGCCAGAAGTTCTGAAAAGCTAGTTGGTTATCTTGTAGTCTTGCTGAACAACAACATACACTACAAAGACCATGTGTTTGCTTCTAATGACATAATATACCTACATCCAGATTACCGTAAAGGTATGACAGGTGTTAAGTTAATAAAGTTTGCAGAAAAGTATCTAAAGAAAGATGGGGTATCAGTTATGGTTATGAATACTAAGGTACACAGCCCGTTTGACATAATACTTGAGAGGCTAGGCTTTACGCCTACAGAAAGACTTTACTCTAAGTACATAGGGGGTAACTCTTAATGGCTGTTGTAAGTGCTGCTTATGCTGTGGGGGGTTTTACAGCCGCCGCTGGTGTTGTAATTCAGTCGGCAGTATTTCGTTATGTAGTTATGTCTGTTGTTACAAGCCTAATTATGAGGTCTCTGGCTCCGACCCCTACTGCACCTACATTTGGCGGGGGTAATAAGAAAAACAGAGGTTATAACGTAACACAGACAGGTGCTGCATTAGACCATCAAGTTATCTATGGTAAAATGAAAGTTGGCCCAGTACGGGTGTTTGATGCTACTACAGGTACAGACAATGTACAACTACACAGAGTGTTAGCCTTTGCTGGACATGAGATAGAATCTTTTGAAGAGATATACATTAACGATGAAGTAGCAACTATAGACGGTAGTGGTAATGTTACCTCCCCTAGTCGTTACAGTGGCCTAGTAACAATCAAGGAACACTTAGGCACATCCACTCAGGCTGCCGATAGTGACCTTGTTTCTAACGTGTCTGGTTGGACAGGGAACCATAGACTTCGTGGTATTGCATATCTGTATGTTAAACTGACCTATGATGCAGATGCCTTCCCTAATGGTGTACCAGAAGTTAGTGCTGTCATTAAAGGTAAGAAGGTATACGACCCAAGGACCACAACAACTGTTTGGTCTGATAATCCTGCCCTGTGCATAAGAGACTATCTTGCTAGTACTGGTTATGGTTTGGGGGAAGCCTCTGCCAACATAGATGACACAACTTTTACTGCTGCTGCTAATATCTGTGACCAGACTAATACAGATGCTGGTACAACACGTTACACAATGAACGGTGCTTTCACTACGGGTTCTACACCTGTAGACTTCTTGCAAGATGCCATAACTTCTATGGGTGCTACCCTGTGGTATAACCAAGGTGCATGGAAGGTTAAAGCCGCTGCGTGGACTGCTGCTTCAGTTAACTTTGATGAGAACGATCTTAGGTCAGGCATAAGCCTAGCCACTAGGAACTCTCGTAGGGACAACTTCAATAATGTTAATGGTACGTTTAGGGGTGACGAAAGTAATTGGCAAGTAACAGACTTCCCACCTGTAACTAATGCTGCCTTTGTTACTGCTGATGGTGGTCAAGAATCTTCACTAGACCTAGACCTTACTTTTACTGACAACTCTATAGAGGCTAGAAGAATAGCTAGGATAGTTCTAGAAAGGAATAGGCAGCAGCTTACCGTTGAGGCGTCCTTTGGTCTTAGGGCTTTCCAAGTACAGACAGGTGACAACATAACCCTAACTAACACTAGACTTGGTTGGACTAACAAAGAGTTTGAGGTTATGTCTTGGAACTTTGCCTCTGTGGACGAGTACGACTTACAAGTAAACATGGTGCTTAGGGAGATTTCATCTAGTGTCTTTGATGAGGTTGACGATGGTATAGTCTACGAAAGAGATAATACTACTTTGTTGTCTCCTTTCACAGTCCCTAACCTTGGTATAAACATCAGTACTGAACTCAGGAGAGTTAAAGGTAAGACCCTTGGTGTCCTACTGCTTGATATAAACAACACAAGTACTTTGATAGATACAGCAGAAGTACAGTTTAGGAAGACAGGAGACACTAACTTTACATCTATAGCAACTATGGGTGCCTTTGTGGGTACAGATAGGGTTGAAGTTGTTGGTGTAGAGGATGCCTTCTATGACATAAGGGCTAGGGCTACTAATTCTCTTGGAGTACATGGAGACTACAACACTATAAGCAACTACTTTGTAGAAGCCTTGGGCCTACCCCCAGCAGATGTAACTAACTTTGATGGTAACGTAGTGGGTAGTAACTTGTTCTTAACTTGGACACCAGTTACCGACTTAGACTTAGCCCACTATATCATCAGGTACTCCCACTTAACTAGCGGTGCAGTATATTCAGAAGCAGAGGATGTAGCACAAGTACCTGTTGGTAGCAGTAGCCTTGCCATACAAAGTGCTGGTGTAGGCACATACTTTATTAAGGCTGTAGACGACACAAACAGTGGGTCTAATGCCTCTGTTAACCCTGCTACCTTTATTGTCACCTCTATTGGTATAGAAGACCTTAATGTTGTAGCTACCCTTACAGAAAACCCATCCTTTGCGGGGGTTAAGTCTGGTGTATCTATAAATGGGGATGGGCATTTAGAGTTAGGTATAACACCCCTTTTTGATGATGCTACAGGTTTATTTGATGATAGGTCTGGTGAACTTGATGACTTCACAGGGTATACTTCCTCTGGTATATACTACTTTAGTAATGCACTTGACTTAGGTCAAAAGTACACTAGCAGGTTAAATTATACTTTTACAAGCACTAGGTTTGATGTAACAGACAAGTTTGATTCTGCTACAGGTAACTTTGATGATAGATCAGGTGTGTTTGATGGAGACCCTACAGCCTTTAGTGATACTTCTGTTTCCCTACAGTTAAGACATACAGATGATGACCCTTCTGGTACACCAACTTGGACTGATTGGCAATCGTTCTCTGTATCTGATATTGCTGCTAGAGCCTTTGAGTTTAGGCTTATTATGACGTCTACTAACACCAATGCCACACCTGTAGTAAGTGCTTTAGCTGCCATAGTTGATATGCCAGATAGGGTTGAGTCTGGTAACGACATAACATTTACAGGAACGACTGATGTAACTTTTAATACAGGCTTCGCTGCTACTCCCGCTATAGGATTGTCATTAGCAAACTTAACTGATGGTGATAGATATACAATAACAAGTAAGACCCGAACTGGGTTTACTATAAACACTTTTACTGGGGGATCAGCAAGCACCAATGCAGTGACCCTAGACTATGTAGCTAAGGGCTACGGAAAGGAAATAACGTAATGTCGCAACACGACTTTAACATTGCTAACCAAAGTTTTCCCGCTACAAGGACAGACTTAAATAACGCTCTTGCAGCACTAGCATCTAACTCTTCTGGTGACACGGAACCCGGAACTACCTATGCTAACCAGTGGTGGTACGAGACAGATACTAATATACTTAAACTTAGGAATGAGGCTAACAATGGTTGGGTAGATGTCATCACCTTAGATGCAAGTATGACTGCTACTGCCTCGGAACTTAACCAGCTAGATGCCATTACTAGGGGGTCTATACTTTATGGTAATGCAAGCGGGGCAACAGCTAGGTTAGCGAAGGGTGCCGCTGGTACTGTTCTTACTTCTGATGGCACAGATATATCTTGGGCCGCTGCGGGTGGTGGTGGTGCAGACGCTGTAGTATTTCCAAACTTCTCTTCTCCCAACAACACTTACACAACTAGCGGCACATGGTCGAAAGGTGGCCTGTCTGATGATGATTACGTCTGGATATATCTGATTGGCGGCGGTCAAGGCGGGAGGGCTAGGAGTGCTAATCTTCACGGTTCAAGTGGCGGTGCAGCAATACTTTTGTATGGACAAGCTAAATTTTTTAACAATGGTGCTTATGTGATAGGTGCTGGAACAGCCGGTGGTGCAAGCACTAGTGCTCCAGCGCTCGGTGCAGCATCCACTTTTACTTTAACGTCAACATACGGGTCTGGGGTTTTCTCGACAGCGGCGGCGAGAGATTTTGACGGCACCAATCATTCAGACCCATCCGCAACTTTGTTTAATACGGTAAGTGGAGTGGCGGTAAAGCAAGGGACTACAAATATACAAGCCGCACAGCCTAGAACCCATAATTTTATCTTAGGAGTTCCAATTACTGGTTGGACTGGCGATACGGGAGGTAATATGTACTGGAACTTTGGAGAGGCTGTTTCGTCTACAGCAAGTAATGGTATTTTCGGCGGTGGTGGCGGTGGCCCAATACAATCTGGAGGCGTAAGGGCTGGCGGTGGCTCTCTTTATGGGGGCAATGGTGGTGCTTCGTCGGGTGATGGCAGTGGTGCAAACGGAACGGCTGGCTCGGTGCCGGGGGGCGGCGGTGGTGCCGGAGGAACTGGCTCTGGTATTGGCGGAAATGGAGCAAACGGAAATATGAGGGTTTATCATGTCTAAAATTTGGTTCAATAAAACAACAGGTGGCGGCGCAGTATTTGACGATGCTGAAAATATGTCAAACTGGCCTGATTTTCAAGAAGCTGCGCCTACAGCTACAACACCTTCTGTTGCACCAGCAGAAAAAGTACGCGCAGAACGTGACGATCTCTTAGCGGCGTCTGACACTATGGCTTTGGCTGACCGCATTACGGACGAATGGCGCACTTACCGACAAGCATTGCGTGATGTACCCGCACAAGCTGGATTTCCAACAAACATAACATGGCCTACAAAACCATCTTAAGGAGAAACCAATGGGATACAAACTAGGACTACGAAGTAAGCAGAACTTGTCTGGGGTACATCCTGACATGGTTGCTGTTGTCACAAGAGCATTAGAGATTAGTGAAAAGGACTTTAGTGTAACTGAGGGTGTTCGTAACATTGAACGTCAGCGTATGCTTAAGAAAACTGGTAAGTCAACTACACTTAAGTCTCGTCACCTGACAGGTCATGCAGTAGATGTTGTACCTTATCCTGTGTCGTGGGAGTGGGAAGATTTTTACCCTATTGGTGATGCTATGAAGGCTGCTGCAAAGGAACTAGACATTAAGATTGTATGGGGTGGTGATTGGAAGAAGTTCCCAGATGGGCCACACTTTCAGTTAGATTGGAAAGCCTACCCCTGTGACTAGGGGGGAGGAGGACTGCTTTGTAATGGGTAAAAATATATCGGCAACTCTACTGTTTGCCTTAGTACTACAAGCTGCAATGATAGTTTGGAGTATATCACAGATGAGGGCAGATGTAGATGCTAACTCGTCATCTATAGTTAGAATAAGTGGTGATGTAAAAGCTGTCGAAGCATCGTCTAATATGCAAGCTGTGCAACTAGGTAAGATCGAAGAGAACATAAAGGGAATTAAAGAGTCCCTTGAAAGGATGCTTGAGGTCATGGAGAAAGACTAATGCTAGACCCCATAACGGCTATATCAGCCTGTACTGCTGCATTTACAATGACTAAGAAATTAGTACAACATGGCAGAGAGATAGAAGACGTTATGGGGCAGCTAGGGGAGTGGTTTGGAGCCGCCTCTGATCTTCATAAGGCTGAACAACAAAGAAAGAACCCTTCTACTGTACAGAAGCTAACATCTGGCGATAGTATAGAAAAAGAAGCCTTCGATATAATAGTGCATAAGAAGAAACTAGAGGCTCAACAGAAGGAGTTAATGTTCCTATTAAATATGCGCTTTGGCCCTAATACTTGGGAAGAGATGATTAAATTAAGAAGGCAGATAAGAAAAGAAAGAGAAGAGACTGTCTATAGGGCTATGGAAGCTAAAAAAGAGATGATTAATAACTTAGGCATGTTTGCCTTGTCTGTAGGTATCTTAGTTGTTGTCTTTGGTGGTGTATATTTAATTGGTGTAGGTACTGGTACGTGGTAAAAATATTATTGCTGACCCTCTTAATTTTTACTGTAGGGGGAGTACAGGCTAGAGAGCCTAAGATGGTTACTTGTCACTTGTGGAAGTATATTTCCATTATGGGGGTACAACAGTGTTGGTATCGTGGTCCTAATGGCTCGTCGGCTACATATTTCCCTACACCCTTAATACCTAAGTATGAGTACGGATCCGCTTTTAGACAATGCCCAAAGAGTTTTGAGTGTGTATATAAGTTTAAGAAACGAAGGCCATCAGCTAAAGAGATACTGGATGGATTAAAGGAGGATTTTGAATGACTGTAGCAATGGAAAGAGTACTTGCTTGGAAGATACTTCCTAGGATTATGATGTTAGTTATGACCTACATGTATATGGAAGTGTTGTTCTGGTTTATGAATCTACCACCTGATGCTATGACTTCACAGGCCACAGCACTAACTGCAACTGTAACAGGCGCAATCACGGGAGCATTTTCCGTATGGTTGTCACATGAGAAGTGATAGCCCTATACACAAAGAAGTAAATAGGTTTATGTGGATTATTAAGGGACAACTAGCCCCAGATGGGTACAGTGAACAAGACTACATAGATGTACACGACAGTTACTTTAAGAGGCTCTGGGGCAATCATGAGAACTGTGTCCACGAAGAGGGCTTTGAAGAGGCATACAAGGAGAAGTATCAATGATAGGAGCGATAATTAACAGTCTGTCAGGCTTGGCTACCAGCATTATAGATGGTAAAACACAGATCAAGCTAACTGAGGCAGAGATTAAAAAGAAGCAATTAACTGGGGAGATTGATTGGGACTTAGCAGCTATAAAAGCTACGGAGAACTCTTGGAAAGATGAATGGATTACACTTCTATTCTCGGTGCCACTTGTCCTTGCGTTCATGCCTTTTGCTTGGGCAGAAGACTTGGTAGCTAATGGTTTTGCAGCCCTTGAAGCAATGCCTCAGTGGTATCAAATTTCCCTTGGTGGGATCGTTAGTGCCAGTATAGGTTTACGGTCAATAAGTAAGTTCTTTGGTAATAAATAAACACAAGTGTATATACATAAAGTAAAGCCCCTGCGTCCACTCAAGGATACAGGGGCTTTTTTATGGTTTGTTGTGTTCTTCTTCTAGGTGCCTAAACAGAGCATACATAGGAACCTTCATCTTAAAGTCTATTTCCTTCTGTAGCCTGTCTACTTTTCCCGTTAACCACAGTATCAACAATGTCTGTACGACCAACACTATAGACGATAGATCAGGTATCTCCATGTTCTTCTACCACCTTGATTAACCTAGCTCCGTACCACTCAGCTTTCTTTAGGTCTTCTATGCCATTCTTATATCGCCACCTGTGTAGGTACTTGGCTATATTCCCACGTAGGTATCCTATGTACTCTTCCTTGGTTAAGAAGTCTTCTATATAGTCGATACACTCTATGACACCAGTACCGTAGTGAGGTGGACTGTTGACCATATCTGCTACGTTACTTAGTTCTTTCCACTTAGCCATATTTATCCCTTATAAGTTTAGCCTGTTCTTTTATCTGGTGTTGTTGTCGCTCTAATTCAAGGTACTGTTTGTCTAAATCAGATAACTTTTCTGGTTTAGGATTAAGATCAACAACATCCCCCATTACAAGTCTCCTTTGTCTTTCATGTTAAATGGCAGACCTACGCATTGACTTAGGAACCTTGCGTCAGGAACGGGCTTAGTGTCAAGTAAGTACTGCATGTTAAGTTCCCTCACGGCTTGGCACTTCTCCTCCGTAGTAAAAGTCATGTTAGGTGCGCGTACAGAGAAGGATGGTTCCCC